TAACCGGTTACTTGTGCAAAGAAATCAGGATTAGAAATTATAGTTCTATCATTAACGTCAATGCTAGCAACTTCAACTTCAAAATCATCTATGTATCCATCTGATTCAACAGTTTGACCAATAACACTAACTTTAACATCTTTATTCAGTGGATAGTTAGACCCAGGCTGGGTATTACTACTTAATACATTAACGAAATCTTGTAAAATCTTACCGGTAAATGGATCATAAACTAGTTTGTTTGCTTCAAATGTAAATCTAGTATCTGCTACACTACCAAAATAATATGCCAATGCACGGTATGTTATAATATACTTGTTTGCTGATTGACTTTTAAAATTAATAAACCAATTAGAATTATCATATGGCTTTATACTCCAACGTTCTTGGTTAACAGTCAATGAGTTGTTAAACACTAGAGAAAAGTCTTGTTGTAATTCCATTCGGATAATACATTCTTGTATTATCTCTGATGACAATGTATTGTCAAACGTAGGTAGTATAGTTGTTAGTATTGCTCCTGAAGGAACATAACCGTTTAATATGACAGGACCCGTACCATTACTAAACCCGCCGGCACCGTTATTATATCCATCACCTATTACACTAAGAACAGTAGTCCAGAGTACTATAGGATCAGATGGTCCGGGAACTCCGGCTACTAATCTATTATTTGCATCAAAATAATAACCAGTAGGTGATGAGAATTGTACTAACGCTCCTTTAGTAATATACTTAACATTATTGGTTGAGTATGTTCCTACTGGAATGGGAACTTGTTGAGTGTTATTAATGTTATAGAAAAATCCTGTTTCACTATTAGCATCAACTGTTTTTGTGTTCCAGTATACAATGCCATCGCCGGATGCGGTGTTTACTGGATATCTAGTATAATATTGAGTGTAGTATTGTTTTGCTTTGTTAGCTGATAATACAGATGATAAGTTATCTGTTAAGAATGTTATAATACTACCTGTGGTAGTAATAGTTAATACTAAATATCCACTGCTAGTATCTTGATATAATGCTCCGTCACTGGCAAAACTATTAGTACTTGAATACTTACCTGTTGGATCTAACATATCTAAATTTTTAGATACACCAATTGAACTACGATTAATCGCTTTTGATTTAATAATAGAACTGTATAATGTATACGGAAAGTTGTTGTAATCTTCACCGTTAACCATACGATTCTGTGTATAGTAACGTGTAGGAGCACGTTGTTTAATATTTGCTAAACTCTCACGTGCTTGTGCATTAGATACAGGAACTTGAAGTTGTAACCCAACTGTTAATGTTTCTGCTCTTCCTACTCTATTAATATACGAGAATGCAACTGTAATTCCTTGCATCTCAGATGGATCAACTGTGTATGTTAATGCATTTCCTGCACGTACATATGCTCTATATGAACCTACTGGTATTTCACTAAATACTCCGTCACCAAATACATAACTAACTTGGTCGTTAAAACGAGACCCTACACTAAAAATTCTACGTGTACTAGATTCTGTTTGTAGATAAGCATCTGCATATACATTTTCTACTTGTTTCCATAATCCTGGAGTACCATTTGATGTACTCAACTGATATAACCATGTGTCAGTGTTATTAATACCTTGAATATCAATATCAACTACCTGGTTACTAATTTGCTGTTGCAAGTTAAAATCAAAGTTTTGTAACGAACCCTGTTTGAAGTAGAAAAAGAAGCCTGTGTTTGGGCTACCGTAACCTAGTCTATCATTGCGATATAGCATATTGAATCTACCACTAGGAGCCGGCGGAATTTCATAAACATAATCTTCATCAACCGAAGTCACTGAAACTAATTCAAAGTTCATGTTAATCCCGTCAACTGAAGAAGTTAATGGGATGATAGGTAAGCTGTTCTGAGGTATGTTAATTGCATATTCATCCGTCTTAACCCCTAAAATTTGTGCTGTGTTTCCTGGGCTACCAATGCGCTGTGTGTCAATCAATGCGGCATTGATGATAGTGTTAAATTGTGCTAGCCAACTAGGATTTGCAGGGTCGTTCCACAATACTGTAACGTTGCTCAAGTTCAATCCATTTACGTCAGTAACGTTCTGACTAGTTGACATACTGACAACTTTTAAGTAACCCTGACCTGCTAAGTTACGTTTAGGTGTATAGCTTACTAGATTAGCTAATTTAACAACACTGTCCCTACGTTCAGCAGTATCAATAAAGTTTTCACGGGTGTTTAAGTCATTACGGAATGCAAGACCCTGTCCCATGAATGCCATAACGTCTAGTAATGCAATGAATTCACTGGATTCAATGTAATCGTTAAACGTTTCTGGATAGTATACTCGCAAATAATCAATGAAACTCTTACGAAGGGTTTCATAGTCGTAGCTTCTAAAATCGGCTTCGCGGAAAGTCTGATAAATCGCTTTCCAGTCATTAATGCCGAATAATGCTGATTGTCTTGAACTTGTAGCCATGGATAGTGTTCTCTTTTAACTATTTATCATACCTGAAAACACCAGTTTTTAAGGATTATTGAGCGGCTGCGGTATTAGTTTGATTGTTAAGGAATACGTTTAAGAACTGAGCGTTATTAAAGGGGGCAATGGCTATCTCAACTTCAATTAAAATACCATTTTCTTGAGGGTAAGCTTTTACAGAATTCAATATCAGTCTCGGGTCCGAGTTAGCTACTCGTGTGAGTTCGTTCACTAATTGTGATTGTACATCTGATGTATTTGGTTCAAAAACAAACGACCAAAGCGTGGTCCCGTATGCAGGGTTGCCTACTTTTTGCCCTTGGGGAATATTTAATGCATTGATAAAATCTTGAATAACTAGCTGTTCATCTAGTGTTCTATATTTTTTACCATAAACAATAGGTTGCATTACACTACCAACGCCACCTGAACTACCGGTAGATAGCTGAGTTGATTGTGGTTTGTTAGCATTAATTGTACTGAATCCAATATATGATGGCATGTGTATCCTTTAATTTATTTATGCTGTGGTAGCTAGTGTTTGTAGCTCTTTTCTAATTGCTACTAATTGTTCTTCTTTTGCATACAACGCATCCCTTGCTGTTTCAATTCCCGGATCACCTGCAGGCAAGTCTTTCTTAGCATTATAATAAGCTTTCTTTAAATCAAACATATCATCCTGTGCTTTTTCTAAATCTAGCTTAATCTTATCATATTTTTCGTATGCTTCAGTTTGTTTCTTTGACAGATTCAAGCTTGCGGCAGCTTGCCCGCCTGTAAAGTTAGGCATTGGAATTTTAGCATTACCCAACACGCTAGTCAACTGAGCATTAAGTTCCCCTCTATCTAGGGTGTTTGATGCAACAGTAGGTAATTTAATAGGCAACGATCCACCTGCCGATAACGAATTCATAGCCGCAGATAGTTGAGACCCTAAGCCCGGAGGAAGACCAGATATTGCCAATGAAGACAACGAGGTAGCACCCTTCTTCAGTGCGTCAATTCCACCACTTAGTGCGGCAGTCAGAGAACCAGTTAAACTGGTCGCACCTGTTAATGATACGGCACTACTAGCCAAGCTTGCGGCAGTTGATATGCCGTTAGTAACAGCGGTAGATACATTGTTTATTAAACCCGTTATTGCTCCTGTACCCGGAACTGAATTTAAGATACCTTTCGCATTATTAACCACTGATGATACTGCATTCTGTCCTCCTGGAATAGCAGAAAGACCACTGCTTACACCTTGCATAGCTGTAGTTAGTCCTTTTGTTACACCTGATATTGCAGAAGTTACACCACTAGTTACACTACTCACTACTCCGGATACAGTACTGCCCACAGCACTACCAACAGAACTTATTGCACTAGTTAATCCACCCGTTACACTACCTGTTGCGGCGTTTGTCACTTGCCCCAATGACCCTGCAACTGATCCTGCGGCTGCTCCGGCAGCAGTAACTACGCCGGCTGCTTTATCTGCAAATTCTTTAGCATTTTTTTCTGCAATCGCTGTTAAGTTTTGCGGGACGCCTGCTTTGAATGGTTTGAATGCGCTAGTAACTGCGGAAAAAGCTGAGCCTGCAACACCTTTTGCAGTGTCTAACAATCCACTAATTCCATCTCCGGCCGTTTTTGCCGCGTTTGATAGTGCTCCCGCAATTGCTCCTAAACCGCCGGATGTTGTTGTTGCTAATGTTGCCGCAAAGTTACCAGTTGACATTGCTCCGGCCACAGCACTTGATACACTATTAGCCGCGCCGGCTACCCCGGACAATGCGCTATTTAATGCACCTGTTGCACTACCGACTACGCCGGTTATCGGACCTGTTACTCCTGAAATTGAGGCAGTAGCAGACGAAGCTACATTTTTTACAGTATCCAATGTTGCTTTGATACCAACTTGTGAACCTGATAGTACAAGTCCGGCAATTGCGGCGGGAGCCTCTTTACCTGTCATCACACCTGATGTTGTTAATGCTGTTTGAGATTTTTGAAACAATTCAACTTGTGCTTGAACTTGTGCTCCTGTATTTTGTACAAGTGCCGAAAGAGTTTCTGCTCCCGGTTTACCAGTAAACAAATTGTTTGTCATTGCAGAGGTAACATTTGCGCCGCCTTGCACTAATGAGTTTACTAAGGCAGCGGATCCTGGTTTCAATATTCCTGCATTTTGTAGTTGAGTCGGGGTCTGTGCTAGACTACCTATTGCAGC